GGTGGTTGGCCAACCCATCAAGCTGCTGTTGCAGAGTCTGACTGCTTTTCTGACCGATATGGGAAATGCCAATGCGGCTATCTTCGGATTGCTTATCGGGATGATGGTGGCTTTCGATATGGGCGGCCCGCTCAACAAAACCGTCTGTATGTTCGCGATTGGTTTGATGTCGACGGGAATCTACGAGCCCATCGCGGCATGTATGGCCGCAGGCATGGTTCCTCCGTTGGGCATTGCCCTTGCCACCACGCTTTTTAAAAAGAAATTCAGCCCTCAGGAGCGCGAAACCGGCAAGGTGACCTATGTGCTCGGCCTCTCTTTTATCACCGAAGGTGCCATTCCGTATGCGGTCGCTGATCCGCTACGCGTTATTCCTGCCATCGTTGCCGGCTCGGGACTGGCCGGGGCACTGTCGATGATGCTCGGTTGTGCTTCCCGCGCGCCCCACGGCGGGATCTTCGTGATGTTCATACCCAACGTCATTACGCACGTCACAGGCTATCTGTTTGCCATTCTCGCCGGTGCGCTGTTTACCGCACTGATCCTCAGAGTGATTAAGAAAGATCATCCGCAACATTTACCGCAGGAGTGAATTATGTTGATTAATATGAAAGCGTTACTGAAGGTGGCACAGGACAATCAATTTGGCGTCGGTGCCTTTAACATCGCCTCCGCTGAGTTTGCCCGGCTGGTGATTGAGGTGGCGGAATCCCTGCAATCTCCTGTCATCCTGGAAGTGCATCCCGAAGAGCACGCTTTTGTCGGTGACAGTTTTATCACCTATCTGAGAGAGCTGGCTGTTAACGCCTCCGTGCCGGTAGTTATTCATCAGGATCACGGCCAGACGCTGGAGCATATCTTAACCGCCATCCGCACCGGCTATACCTCGGTGATGATCGATGCTTCCGGCCTGCCGTTTGAAGAGAATATCGCCCTGACGCGTGATATCACCGCCATTGCCCACAAAGTTAACGTCTCGGTAGAAGCCGAGCTGGGTACGATTGGCGTGGCAGAGGGGAGCGCGGAAGGGGGGCACAGTGAAATTCTTTACACCGATCCCGACCAGGCGGAGCGGTTTGCCAGAGAAACCGGGGTAGATACGCTTGCCGTGGCCATTGGCACCTCACATGGTTTGTATCCTGTCGGTAAACAGCCGGTACTGGATATTGACCGTCTTAAAGCCATCAGGCAGCGGCTGACGATTCCGCTGGTCCTGCACGGTGGCTCGGGTAACAAAGACAGCGAGGTCGCGGAGTCGATTAAGTATGGCGTGGGGAAAATCAATATCTCCAGCGATATGAAAAAGGCGTTTTACGTCGCGCTACAGGAAGAGTTGCAGTCAAACGGGCATGAGCCCAGCGCGCTGTACGTCCGTCCAATGGCGGCGGCCAAAGCCGTGGTGGAGCACAAGATGCGGCTTTTCTCTTCTGTGGGGAAAGCCGGGCTGTATTAACCGTTAACGCTTGTCGCTCTGGATGCGCAGGCGGTGGTTAAAACCTGTATTGTCCCAGGCGCAGCAAACGCAAGCGGTGATCAAGCAGCCGCTGCGCGGGCGGCTGTTCGTTCTGGCAGCCGTGAAGGCTACCGGTTTTAAATGGGTCGGCGGCTGTCCGTTCTGACAGCCGTGAACGGATAGCTGTTTTTAATGGGCGGGCGGCCCGCATGGTGTCGCATTCTGTCGGCAACGCGTTGACAGTGACAAGACGTTGCAGGTCGCAATAGGTCGGTTTACTGAATCGTCAGAACGACGCGCCCAATAAGCCTGATGTCATCAATTCCGCAATCAAATGCCACGCCTATCCCGCTGACGTGCACTTTCCTGACCGGAATGCGCGTCAGCGTCCTGACGCTGGCGGTCCCTTCAATTTCAACCAACCAGACGCCGTCATGCATATCTTCAAAATCGGTATCAATGATGTATTGGGTGGTTTCCGCTAACAGTAAAAAAGCATTACGCGGCTCCTGCTTCAGCGGTGCGTATAACGCTTTATCCAGCATCACATAGCCCGCTTCCTCGATTTTTCCGCTGATTAGCTTTTTTCTAACCAGCGTCGGCGTATCAGGTTTGCTTTCCGAGAATTTTGAGCCTTTGCCCGTAATCAGCCACTGCAAATCTGCACCGGTTTCCATCACGCACTGTAAAACGATATCCGACGGAAAAACATCACGTTTATAGCGCGCAGACAGGCTACTTGCCGCAATTCCAAGGTGATCTGCAAGCTGCATTTTCATGGTAAAGCCATAGGCATCGACGACGCGATCCAGAGCTTCTGCGCTCGAGTTCGGAAATTTGAAATTAGTATAAACGCTCATTTTCATTGACACTTAGATTTAGTCTAAGTATCCTCCGGTTTAAGTTAGCCTTTGAATGATGTGACAGGGTGCGGCTGTATCTGATAACGAAGGATTTTGCCTGATGAGGCTCATTTTTACAATCATCATGCCAGAACCTTATCGCCGCACTGAGACACAGGGTTAACGCGGTCAGGACAGGCCGAATGCCGCGTAAAAGGACGTTTTACTCAGAAGAACCGCGCTCATGCCGCGGTTGCGGCGGAAATGCGCAGTGTGTGAGCGGCGGGATAAATCGCGGTGAGCAGAACGCTGTCGTTTCGCTTAATGCTTAACAAACGTGATGGATGAGACAGGCGCGAAGCCGCCGCCCATCAGAGGCGACAGTCACCTCGGCGATGACATTGATTTGTCATCAACAGCAGATGCAACGTTTATCGGAGGAGCCTATGAACCGCGCCGTCCAGGTCATAAGTGAGTCACCTGCCGCTCTGAATGCTCAGGAGGGTTTCACGGCGGATCACCCCAGTCACGGCGAAAAAATGACGTTTGATGAGTTCCGTCAGCGCTGGCGGTTGCTGCGCGATAACAACCGAAACCCATCGCTTCGTTATTTCAATCATCAACATGACGACTTTAAATTTTGCGTATTAACCCTGGCTAACCGCGACTGTCCGGGCATGTTCAGGCGGGAGGAGATTGGCAAGCCCTTCCAGTATTTCGACCAGGCACGCCGTGAGCACATCATTATTGCGATGAACAGGCTGGCGCGCTGGGGAAACAGGTTGCCGCGTCAGTTCTCCACGGCGGACTGCTTTCTGTCTGAATAAATAAATCACCCACCACTCAATGACGTAAACCCGTCGGGCATCGCTTTGCCCAAAATCTGGAGAGAGACATGATGAATAGCGAGACACATTCAATGAACAACGTGAGCCACTTTACTCTGAACAAACTGCTCGATAACGAGCGTAAAGCCTGTGCGCTGGCGGTGGCTAAGCGGTTAAGCGCCATGGCATCGCATATTACGCGGCAGACGTTAAACGGCATTGAAGCCGCAGAGCTGTTGCGATCTGAGGCTGAACGTTATGAAAACGAATCAGGAGAGATGCGCTGATGGCGGATGCGATTGATATTGCGCAGCAGCGCAGCGAAGAGATTCTGGCGGAGCATATTGCTCAGGTTACGCAACGTCCTGTGGCGATCGGTGCTTCGTTCTGTGAAGAGTGCGATGCGCCGATTCCTGAAGCGCGTCGTCGCGCGCTCCAGGGCGTAACCCGCTGCCTGCCTTGTCAGGAACTCAGCGAGTTAAGAACGCGCCTTCATTTCGGGCATGCACGATGATGTCGTTCGCTTACCCATGGAACGCCCCGCGGCTGGCAATCGCCAGCCCGTATCCTACCCATGACCAGCAGCAGCACCGCAATCGCCAGATAGCGGCGTGGCTGCAGGGTCAGAAAAGCCTCGCTGCCCAGGCCCGGATTGTGCAACTGGACGTCAAACGCCGTCTCGCCAGTCTGGAACAGCAGCAGGGCACAGCCCGGGCCAATGCTTACTTAGCAAAAACCTTTGTTGAGCGCACATTGCCACGCGTTGAGTCTGTGAACCGACGTTATCAACTGCATGATATGCGGCCAGGCGTTGTCGCCCAGTTAGCCCGCAGCCTGTCCTGCCAGCAAGGCGCCGCCAGAGCCGCGGGCACGCTGTGGGAGCTGATGAAACGGTTTAATCGCCTGCCGGATATGTCCCGTGCCGACACCGATTTGCTGGCGGGCGATATCGCCCGTTTTATTCATGCCGAGCTGGTGCAACTGCATTCCCAGGCCAGCGCTGAAACCGATTACCGCTATACCCACCGTCTGTATATGACGGCGGCGGTGATTACCCGTGAACTGGGCCAGATGCCGCCGTTGTGGGAAACCGTCAGCGCCCGCGTATTCTGCCCTGAAGACGTGACCCCGGCCATTCTGCGTATGCAGGCGGAAAAATGGTGGAAAGGGCAACTGCGTCGAATCAGTGCCTTCTGGCGAGAACACCTGCATATCGCGCTGGCGAACGTCAACAAAAAGCACTCGCCTTACGCCAGCCCGATGGCGGTGGCGGAATGGCGCGAGCAGCGTCGGCGCACGCGTGATTTCCTTCAGGGGATGGATCTTGAAGATGAAGAGGGCAATCGCATCAGCCTGATCGAAAAATATGACGGCAGCGTCGCCAATCCGGCCATTCGCCGTGCTGAACTGATGACGCGCATCCGTGGCTTCGAAACGATTTGTCAGGAGATGGGCTTCCGGGCTGGCTTCTATACCTTAACCGCGCCGTCTTGCTATCACGCCACCTTACAGAGCGGCCACCGTAATCATAAATGGCAGGGGGCCAGCCCGGCAGAAACACAGCGCTATCTCTGCACGCTCTGGCAGAAAGTGCGCGCCAAACTGCACCGGGAAAATATCGGTATTTTTGGGTTGCGCGTTGCGGAGCCGCATCACGATGGCACGCCTCACTGGCACATGCTGATGTTTATGCGCCCTGAGCACGTCGCACGCGTAGACGAGATCGTGCGCCATTACGCCTGCCAGCAGGACAGCGATGAACTGACCAGCGCAAAGGCACGCAAAGCCCGGTTTCATGTGGAGGCGATCGATCCGGCGAAAGGGAGCGCGACCGGTTACGTTGCCAAATACGTCTCCAAGAATATTGATGGCTATGCGCTGGACGGCGAGCTGGATAACGAGAGCGGTAAACCCCTGAAGGAGACGGCGATGGCGGTGTCAGCATGGGCGGCGCGCTGGCACATCCGTCAGTTTCAGTTTATCGGTGGCGCGCCCGTAACGGTTTATCGTGAGCTGCGCCGTCTGGCAGACAGTGACACCGCGCATGGCCTGAGCGTGGAATTTGCGGCGGTGCATGATGCGGCTGACGCCGGTCAATGGGCGGAATATATTCATGCACAGGGCGGTCCTTTTGTGAAACGCGATGCGCTTGCGGTGCGCACCTGGTATCAGCCCGCCGAGATCTGCAATGCCTTTGGTGAGGAAACCCAGTCAATTAAGGGCGTGTATGCCACAGCTGTCGGCATCGACACGCCCATTTTGACCCGGCTGAAAACCTGGAAGCTGGTGCCCAAACGTGCTGAAGAGGAGGACGGCGAAAAATCGCATTCCGCCTTGTTGTCTTGGAGTTCTGTTAATAACTGTACGGACCCGGCAGACCGCCTCTTCTTCCGTCGCCCGTTATCTGAGGTGCCGCGCACAGACGACCGGCGTGGAGAGAAAAAAGGAGGAGGGCACCCCTGGCTAAGCTGTCGGTCCACGTCTGCACCTGTCAGCGGCACGCGTTTACTCAGTGACGGAAGCAATGCTTTACCGGCGGTTCAGCCATTGTGCAGGATCTTGCCTCAGCCGGGACCTGACGAAAAAAGAGGGGTGAAAATTCCGTAGAATTACGGGGTAAATGAAGAAAATCTATTGATTTTTCTTACGCTTCTTGCAGGAGCAG